CTTTTTAAAGTATTTAAACAATTCAGGTTGTTCCTTAACCCAAGTATCTGCTTGAGTAGCATCTGATGATACAGGGGTTTGCTTTGGTTTTACACGAACTGAAGTCTGTGGGTAAGGATTACCTTGAATTACTTCTACTGTCATATCAAACCCGTTTGAAGTATCTGTAAAGTCTCCGATATCTTCATCATTTGCTAATGACAATAATTCTTGGTAAATTTGTTTTCCAAATTCCCAGTAACGAACTCCTTTACCTTCTTCACCTCTAACTACAACAGGAGCAAATACTCTCATTTTAGGCTCTAATTTCTTAGCTAACCTCCAGTTTTCGGGTTCAGATGTTTTACGAAGTTCTTTTGCGAATTCTACAATCGGGTCTTTTTCACCAAAGTTAATAGGTGAAATCATTGTTCTATTTCCAATACCATAGTGGAAATATACTTCTTGGAAGGGGTTGTCCTTGTTCACTAGTGAAGGAACAAATCTAATTTGTTGTTTCCCTAATTGGGCTTTCCAAAAATACTGTGATCGGTCCATCTTTTGGCCTGAACCTTGGCCTTGTGGTGTTGTAAGTTGTTCTAACTTGCTTGAGATAACACTTAAATCCATAACTAATTGTTTTGTTTAATTTATAACGATTGATAATATAATAAGGCTACTTTACGTAGCCAAATATTTTTTCTAGAAATTTAAAATTTCGTGGATTTTAGTATCCAGTCGTCTTAATTCTCCACTAGTAGTTAGGAGAATACAATTTCTATATTCTTGCCAATTTACTCTATAGCTTGGGTCAGCTTTTCCACCATTTAATTCTCGAATTAAATCGTTTAGTGCGTTAATTGTATATAAAGTATTGGATTCTTTTTTTCTATGTAGAAGTATAGTATTGTCCAATATAGTATTGGACATATTAAATGAATCTACGTTGTACGTGCACACATATTCGTTCGTTGATTCAATATAAAGAACAAAAATCTTATTAAATAAGATCTGATATTGGGACTTTATAGTATCTACGGTGGATTCTAGCTGGTCCTTAGTTGTGAATGTACAAAATAATCTATTCATATCATAGTCTAGTGAGAAATTTTCACTGTCTATAAATATGTAGGAACTTTGTGTAATTGTTGTGGTTGTAACCATTTTTTAATTTTTAAGTAATATTTGTAATTAATACTATCAGCAAAGGTGTTTTTTTTAGTTCTATTGTAATTAATACTAACTACTTGTAAATTTTCAAAATTCCATATTAGATTTATAGGGGTAGTAGATTTAAACCAACTTATAGGGACCTTATGATCTAATTCTTGACCCTTATTTATTACTCCCATTTTTTTAATAAAATCTTTATAACTATATCCTAATAAATTTTCACTTGAGTTATTTTTTATTTTACCATTAAAAAAGTTACCTAATTGAGATCTTAAATTTCTAATAGATTTATATTCTATATCGTTTTTTCTTCTATTAAAAGAGTATTCTTTAGAATATTTTCTTAATTTTAAATAATTTTTAGTTCTGTATTCTTTTAAGTAGAGAGATTGTTTTTCTTTTACTTCCTCTTTATTTCTATATTCTTTTAATTTAGGTTTTATTACGTCTTTATTAAGGTGGTAATACTTATTACATTGTTGTTTAATTTTATTTTTTTGAGAATTATATCTAACTTTATTCCTAATACTACTACATTTTTTACATATAATATGTAATCCATCTTTTTTATTTTTATTTTTGTTATATTTAACTAAAGGAAGTTCATTTTGGCAATCTCTACATATTTTAAACATAATACTTTTTATTATAAATATATTAAAGTTCAAAATAATTTCTTGAGAGAATCGTAATTAGAGCCGTATTCGACTTTGATTACGTAACCGTCTTGTTCCAATAATTGTTTAATTGCTTTTAATGTATCGTTCCCGTCCTCTCTTGAATAATCTATCAAGAACGAATCATATGTGTATAATATAACACTACTTTTTTTGTTAGCCAAGTATTCTATAACTCGTTTTACAGACACAACATTGTTATGTGTTTCAGCTGATTGGATAACATAGTTTAGTATTTTGTTTGGGGTTGGGTTAGTTATTTGATCTGCTTTAAGTATTTTACCTCCAACTAATTCGAGTTGTTGTGTCTCGTTGAATTTTTTCCATAAAATATCTACATACTCTGTCATTTGTTTAAAGAATGGTATGTTTTTGTATTGATCAAACACACCTCCATATAATTGTTTAAAGGTAAGTTCTTTAGATTGGCTATATTCAGCGTCTGTCAACGTGTCCTTTTGGAAATACATACGGCCCAATTGAGTGTGTACCGATGCTTTATCTAGTTGATAGTTAATGAGTTTCGCCAATATACGTACGTGGTAAGCATCGTAATCGAATTCAAAAAATAAATCGTTTTTAGGGATAAATGCTGAACGTGAACCGTCGTTTTTATTTAAAGCAGCAAAGTTTACCCCATTAAATGAATTTGTAGGACGGGTGGTTAAGTTATACAAGTTGTATTTTGTATAGACAATATCGTCCTTTATAAACCAATCTTTTTCGTTGTATTTAAAATGTTTATCGAATAAGACAGGATCTAGTCTAATTCCTTCTCTTTCAATTGATCTGAAAACTGATGGGAATGTTTCATTATAAAATCCATTTGGGCTTTTTTCCAATTCGGTCTTGACATCTTCGAAGATCTTTTCCTGCTCTTCATAATGCTTCGATATAGGTACCAACGAGTTAGTATATTGTTTACTAGGATATATCCTATAATACCAATCACGGATCCCAGTAGTATATATTCGGTTGCTGTCATATTGTATGTCAATTAATTTGTTACTATTAAAATAATATAAACATTCTTTTTTATTTCGTGTGTAAATATTCTTGTATTTTGAATCTATCCAATTTAAAACGTCTTTTAGTTCTAAACTAAATCCTTCACTATGGTTTATTGGAAATATATATCCTTTGCTTTTTAATGTTCTAAAATATATAAGGCAAGGGGAAGATAAGGCTGAATGGTATTCATCATTCATAGGAATAATGCTAATATAGCACTCGTCTCCTGAACAGTGTAAATTATTAAGTTGTTGGGGTGTCTCAACAATATAAAACATAACCTTTTTCTTATTTGAGTAAATATACGACCTATATTAGGCTGCTCCTAACTTACCTAATGCTTCTTTTACTAATGTATTAACTCGATTTTGAACTAACACATTTCCTGCTAAAAGTATTGTATTTGTAGTTTGAGACATATCAGCCCCATCCATAATGGTGCCATCTGCCATTATATGGTAAGATCCAACATAATTACTATTATCTTGTTTTACTGTAAATTCATCTCCACCTGTTGTTTGATCAGATATGAGTACAAGATCAGGTTTTACTGAGAATTGTATAAGGTTTGAAAGGTATTGTTTTATTCCTCTCATGGATTGGTTAGCTTCTTCTACTAATCGTTGATTTGTATCTACGATACCTGCTCTTAGTACCCCATACTTATCTTTTGAATCTTGTAATGGGCCCGTTATTTTCCAAATTACAGATATAGTTCTCCATAAGGCGTAATTATATAAACCACCTTTTTTTGATAAGTCATCGAAAACGCCCTGTGATATTTCAATTATTTGAACAGGGGTTGAATTTGCTTTTTTAGCAAAGTACCTTATTATATTACCTCTTTTATAATCTTGGTTAGTAATAACAGGAAAATAGGGTTCAGGATCTAGACCATACTTATATAAATCTTGGTTTTTTTGATTTAATTTAGAATAAGCTATATTTTCAGATATAGATGGAACTTTTGTAAGTTCTTCTTTTAATGGTTTTTTTGTAAGCAGTTGTCTATCAGGAGAATAAGGATCATTACCACTAAAAACAGAACCATCATACTGTTCATGATAAGAACCACTATAATCTCCTTTATTGGGGTTATTAAATTCCCCACCCGCGGTGTACAGGTTATTATTTACTAAAGATTTAGGAATATATGGCATATCTTAGTTATAATAAGTTGGTATAAATTCAGGGGGTGTACTATAATTACTTCTGGCTCTTATAATAGCTTTAGCCATTTGTAAAACTGATATTTTGGATGTTGAGGGGTTTCCTGCACTACCTCCATAATATGCTGAGTTTCCTACCCCAAATACTACATCTCCTACTTTAGCGTTATTTCTGTCAAATATTACTGGCATAGAGGCCCATTCATTTCCAATATCTTGTATTGCTTTTTCTAAATCAATTCTAGATCCGGAATTTTTTCCGGTTATATAAGCAGCTATATTACGTCTATAACTAGTTAAAACATTATCTACTAATATTTCTTGGTTATTTGGATTAAATGTACTACTACTATTCAACCCTACTCGAGGAAGCAATATATTTAAAGTATCAGGTATAAACTGGTATCTACCCATTGCAAATACTCTATTAGGATTGCCTTGTGGTAGGGCCCAATAAGTTTGCAGTTCATTTATAGTTTTGTCATCTACTTTAATTGAAGAAACTCTCCCAGCAGTACCTGTATTAGCCACACCATAGTCTCCTTGACTTTCAAATGTAGATAAAATATCTTTTATAGGTTGTAATGCTATATTTCCTCCTTGTTGGGGTGTGGTATTAGTACCAATATCAACAGCAAATCCTCCTAAATTAGTTAAGTTTTGTCCTACTTGAAGAATGTCACTAGTTAATTCATCGATTTGTACTTCTCTAATGTCTTCTTGTAAGTTACTATCTAATAATAAAGTTTGACCCCTTAATTTAGTAGTCCATTGGTTATTATTTAACTCGTGATTTATTGAGAATACCGCAAATCCTACTCTATCTTTATATTTTTTAGGTAATCGGTTATTTGGAACTTTAAATGCTGTATAAGGCAATATTCCTGAGATGCCATCTATGGTAAGATTATATTCTAATGGGATTAGTACTGTACCTGCGGTTTTACTCCAAAATTTATTATTTCTAGATTGTAAATCTGAGTATGTAGTAGATAGGTTAGATATAGTGTTTAGATTTATTTCGTTTCTTAAATTGTAAACATTAAAGATATGGTCGAATAAGGTTTGTAATGATTTTTTATCTTGTCCATTTTCTTCATCTTTAGTGTCTTGGGGGATAATAGCAGGTAATTTTTCTTGAGCAAACCTATCTTCAATATCAGCATTTAATTTTTGATAAGAAAGAACATCTTCTGGGAAATCTGAAATTCCTCCTCCCTGTTGTGTTGAAATTACGATTTGGGAGGCTAATTTAGGAGAGATTTTTGAGCTAAATCCATAATCATAGGCTATAGATTGAATACCAAAGGGTTTTATTTCTTGAATATTGTCTTTTAATGCTTTTTTATCTACAACATTTTCATCTATTACCCTTATACAGTGACTACTATCATCAAAAAATGTTCTGAAGCTATTTATTTTACCTAATGAAATATTAATACCGTCTAATATAGCATTAATATATTCAATTAAATTAACGCTTTTATCTTCGTTATTACTTGATTGGCTTTCTAGAGTTTTAACAGCAAAGTCTAAATTAACCAAAACATTAAATAATTTTCCTTGAAAACTATTATCAGGATAGTTTATATTTACTTGATTTTGAGATTCTGAAATTATAAAGTTCTTTTTATCATTACCTTCAGTAGAAGTAAACCAAGAACGGGTAGTTTTTGATTCTATATTTAAAGGGTAAAAATATTTTTTTAGTGAGGTTTGGGAATTTATAGAGGCATCCATTCTATTAATTTTCCAAGGAACCATACATTTAGCAGGATCTATACTAGCTTCTAATACACCTGTACTTATAATAGTATTTTCTGGGTGGTAATCTAAATAAATTGAAGGTTTTTTAGTGTTGTTTTTAGATCCCTCCACAAAAATACCTAAGTGTTGGATTAAAGTCATTAAATGACCAAAAGTTATATAAGATAACTTTGTATTATCTTCGTCATTTACTGAGGTTATTGTGGAATACCCGTAATATAAAGATAAGTTTATTTCAGGTAAAGGAGGTGTTTGATTATACCCTGCTAGTAATTGCCAAGCGTTTCCAAATTTAAGAGAATCATTCGTGCTAAAATTTATTTTAATATTACCCTCATTATCTTCTATAAATTGGGGACCTTTGTAAGAAGATTTACTATAAATCTCATTTAAGACTTCTGCATAAGATAATGTAGGACTTTCTTTTGAATTACCTATTTGTACTTTTTTTCCAAAGTTACTATTATCTATTATTCCAAAATTTCTCGTAGATTCTATTTGGTTAGCAATACCTGATTTTTCTAAATATGATTTAATAGTACCTAAAGCATTAGATAATACTGAGGTATATTTTTTAGTATCGTTATCTTTATCAAAGGTATTAAAATCTATATTTGAAGTAGTATTGATTCTTAAGGATTCAACCATACCACCAGGTCCCATTACTTTAATTTTGCAATTATATGAACCATCCGTATTAGATGACCAATCAAAATTATATACAGTACCTAATATACATTCATAGTTACCGTCGGATTTGTTTTTTTTATCTGTAGCCTTTTTAAGAAGTTTTTCTTTATCAGATTCTATAAAGAAATCAAAAGCTAAAGGGTTATTTTCAAATGTACCATCATTTTTAAAGTAATTAGTGTGCCCCCACTCTAAAAATACAGTACATCCTAAACTCATATAAAGTTTTTGGATTATATCTAATTGATCTAAATCATAAGCGATTATATCAATGTTGGCCTGCATTAAAGTTTGCCATTTTCCTCCCGTACCTACACTAACTCCTACTATACCAGGCATAGGTTTAAAACCTAATTGGTCTTCTGTTCCTTGTGCATAAGTTTCATTAAATCCTCTTCTTAAAGCTGTTTTATTACCTCCAGCTGCTATAGTACCCCCTTGTAAAACATTAAGTTGAGCTAATTTAGCAGAATATCCTTCTCCTTCTTTTGTATTTGCTCCAGAGCTTAACCTTACCCAAGCATTTTTATTAGTTAAGAATTGGAGGGTTTGATTATCACGAGTAGGAGAGGAGATTTTATTTTCTCTTATCTTTAGTTGTTCCTTTACGTGAGGAGCAAAGGCAGTACCAACAATATTTTTATAATTAGACATAACATTTTTTAATTATTGGCATTAGTAAATTCATAAGCTTGTAAGGCATCTGATAGGTTTCCAGGGATTCTTAGTTGAAATCCTAATGGGGGGAACATTGAATCTCCAGGTAAATCATTAGCCATAGCAACTACCCACCAAAGTGTAGAATCCCCAAAGAAATCTGTAGCAACTAAATCCATTCTATCTTCTGCTCTTGCTATAATGTAATAATCATTATTTGAGGGAACAAGTGAAGGGTAGCGAGTTGGTAAATATGCTACTTTACCACTTATAGTTTTTTGTGTACCTATATTTTCGTAACGTCTAGCCATTTATTATTTTATCTTATTCCTAAGAATGTTTTTGCCTTACTATCTTCTGAAGCCAATAGTATAGGGGTTTGTACAGCATTTTGTGTTGTAAGCCCTGTTCTTGGTAAATCTTTTAAAATTGGAATAAAAGTAGCAGATACATTAATAATGTGGGGTGCTTCTACCATTACTTCATCTTCATTTACACCTTGACCACCAAGGCCGGCTGCTACTCCTTCTTTAAAGGCAATTTCCCAAGGTGTATCGTCGTCAACAGTTAAATTTAAACTAGTTAAAATACCAGGAGTTCTATGAAATAATTCCCCTAAAGTTAATTTAGTTATATTACCCCTCATAAACCCAGCACTATTATAATCAGGATACAGAGTAGATAATAAGTAATTTAATTTTCTATATAAAGGTCGCATTTCTGCCTTTGATTGAGCCGCTACTTTAAAACTAAAACTAACTTGTCTATCAAAGCCTTGGTATGTATAGAAATTTTCACCTCTACCAGCGTATCTTTTTGATTGCCAATCGGCACTATGGTTATCGGTATATCCAGTTAAGAAAGCTCTTAAATGAACTGCTCTAACATTAGAAGGATTGTCATTTTGAATTACTTCAAATCCAAATTTTATTATATCTCTAGTATCAGGCTGTAAAAAAGAACTAGAACCAACAGGTCCTGTAACATCCTTCATATTAACCCTATCTCGCCCATCAGTAAAAGTATTATCGTTTGGATTTGTTTTTTGGGCATCAGTTCCTAATGTTTGTCTCGCTCCAGGACTTCCTACCCCAATACGAGTAGTTTTATTTACATTAGGGGATCTGTAATTTCTTTTATTTACAGTAGAAGGGTTGATTACTCTTTGTCTAAAGTCATTTGTTTCATAAGCTTCATTCTTAATACCCCCTCTACTAGCAAGTAAATCATTATAACCCATAGTAGAACTAAATAAAGTTACATCCGGGTTTGGATTTTGATTTGCTCTAATATAATCAGCATTAGACTGTTGTGCTAAGTTATCAATAGTATTCCCTTGATTTTGAATACCATTACTAATATCATCGCTTAACTTAAATATAGAGCTATGTCCTAATAAATTATTATAGTTTATACCAGTTTCAGGGTTAGCAGACCTATCTGTAGGTCTTCTACCTTGAACAAGATCTCCTGTTATTGGGTTAGTATCCGCATAAGAACCTATAAATAAAGGGGCTTCGTTAGTATTAATAAAACCACCTCTTGAATTTTTAGCTCTTTGAATTAATGTTTGTCCTAAACCATACACTGAGCTAGGTCCTCCTGAATAGAAGAATAAGTTACCTGGTATATTTGTATTGATACCAAGGTTTAATGCTGTAGTGCTTAAATCTCCAGTTGTAGGAGGTTCGGGGTTTATTTTTAAGTTATATAATGTAACTAGCCTATTTTGTTGTGTAGGTTTAGATGCTACAATATATTCATATTTGTTTTGATCGTACGTGAGTTCATTTAAAGTTTTACCAGATTGTGGATAATGAAATCCTGTTCCGCTATCTGCCACTTGGGTCATTAAATTACGCCCATCACTATACACTCTAGTGTTTACATCTCCTCCAGATCTTCCACTTTCCATAAGTGGATTAGAGAATTGTAGACCTTTTTGTTTATCTAAAAACGCTTTACCACCAGGATAAGACAATAAAAACGCATCTAATCTAGCAAAGTCTGCCCTTGCGGCTAGTTCTGAATAAGAACCTCCACGTATAGGATAGTCTAAGCTAAGTGCTTCAGTAGTTAAAGAATTGAGTTGGTCAAGGGTTTTGGGGACAGTCGCCTTTTGCCAAGGTTGTCCCGAATATCCACCACCCCTAATATCTTTGTCGTACTTGTTGTTTTTACTGTTGTACTTAAAGCTAGCAGGATCGTTATATAGATCTTTTAATGCCATTTATCTTGGT